ATAGCTAATATCAAGTCAAGAGGACAAAGAAGAGCAAGAAAAAGACCTCAACAAAGATTTGTTTCTAGTGCACAACTTACAGCTCTTGTTCGTCGTAGATTAGGAGAAAAAATGCCAAAAGGACCTAGAAGGGGTCCTCCTCTAGCTGAAACTATCTTGACAGAACGTTCAGGCCGTTTTAGATCAAGTGTTCAGGTTATACCAGATTATAGAAGATCAATTATGGCATTCTTTTATGACCCTATTTACAGAGTGTTTAATAATACTCCAAGAGACCCTGACAGATTTGTTGGTGAAACAGTTCGTGAAGTAGTGCAAGGACTGTATAGTAGAGCTTTTTATATAACGAGAACATAATGGCATCTAGACGCAAAGAAATTGTAGAGTATATAGTAACACAACTAAAACAAATTGATGGAGAAACCTCTGGTTTTAATCCGTCATATACGTATTTTAATAACCTCTTTAATAATGTTTTTCGCAAGTTGAAGTTTTTAGATGAAGTAAACGATTTTCCATCTATTTACGTCAGCGCTGGTACCGAAATTAGAGATTTTAATTCTAAAAGTTTGACGGTAGGAACATTAGACGTTACCATAAGAGCATACGTATTTGGAGAAGATAATTCTCAAAACCTCTCTGATGATTTTGTTCAAGATATTGAACATGTTATCTACTCATTAGGGGATAATCCTGAAATGGGAATATTAGATATAACCATAGATAATATTTCTACTGATGAAGGACTAACCACTCCTTATGGAATCGCAGAGGTAGAACTAACAATTGTCTATAGAATAGACGGATAAGGAGAAAAGGGATGGCATCTCTTAATTTACAAAGAAATTCAGAGGTATTTATGTCCACTGTTGACTTGCTCAACGGTGCTGCAGTAACCGCTATGACTCCTGAGAACACTTGGAAACTTGAAGTGTTAGCAGGTTTTGCAGCTACATCTTCCTCTGCAACACAGGATATTACAAGCCTTGAATCAGGAACAACACCTGATCGCTCACAGCAGCGTTTTAATACAGCTATCAACCCAGTTGACTGGAACCTTCAGGTTTACTTACGTCCTACTGGTGTTGTCACTGGTGCTGCCGCTGATACTACTGATGCTGGCACTACACAAACAGGTAACGTAAAGCCAGTCGCTGACTGGTTTATGTGGCAGGCACTAGTTTCAAACACTGCTCCTGCTGACGGCACTGATGAACAATCAGTTTGGGCATCAGGTGGTAAGCTTGAAACTACTAACGTAGCTGCTGGAACAGGCTCACACTCAACTCGTTCAAATTTCTCAACCGCACAAGAAAACCATATGTACTTTAAAATGGATAACGTGGTTTATCAGGTATCTAACGCTACTGTTAATCAGGTAACTGTTGATGCAGGTATTGAAGAAATTGCTACAACAACTTGGACTGGCTTTGGTACAACTCTTAAAGAACTTACAAGCACACAGCGTGATAATGCTATTTCCGTATTTGGTGGAGTTCTTAATGATGGTACATCAGTAACAGCTAATTCAAATTCATCAGAAGCTACTGTAACAGCCCACTACCACCCATTTAATCAGATGAACGTTGCTGGATCAATCGGAACTAACTCATTTATTAAGAATCGTTTGAGTGCAATTGAATTCCATCACCAGCCTTCAGCCGGTGGAGCAGACGTTAAGTATACGTTCCCAGTTACAGCTTTAAGCTTTGATTATAACAACAATATTACATACTTGACACCAGAAGAACTTGCAAACCTTAATGAGCCAATTGGTCAGTTTACTGGCACACGTGCTGTAACAGGTTCTGCTACAATGTATCTTCGTTCTGGCGATAATGAGTCAGCTCAGTTTATTAGAAATATTCAAAATGACTCTCGTACAGCTTCTGCACAAACTTCAAACGCTAACCTGATCGTCGGTGGAGCAACAGCACCATATGTTGCTTTCCAGCTTGATGCGTGTCAGTTTGAGTTTCCAGCAATCGCTGTTGAAGACGTCATTTCAATGACAGTTAACTTTGTTGGTCAGGAAACAACCGCTAACAAAGGCGATGGTGGTGAAGTAACCGTCTTTGCTGCTAAATCTTAATTATTAAGTGTTTCTGAGGGGGAACACTAACACTTTTTACCAGAAGAGTGCCCATTACTTGCAAATCAAGGTTCCCCCTCACCTTTGAGAAGCAGATATGTAATGGGCACTCGTTTTTTATGAGGGGAAATCATGAGTAAAATTAAAAATCTTGTTGCAAAAGAAACCACTACCTGGGTAGAGTTCCCAGATATTGATGGTTTTGAAGTTAATCTTCGCTATCTAACACGTGAAGATCTAATGAAAATTCGCAACGCATCTCTTAGTTATAAATTTAATAAACGTACACGCCAGCGTGAAGAAGAAGTTGATAACGACAAGTTTTTGGAGCATTATGCTCAAAAAGCAATCGTTGGATGGAAAGGGCTTAAAGCAAAGCACCTTCCTGTTCTTCTTCCTGTTGATATTTCTTCAATGGACGCTAATGAAAATATCGATTATAGTGAAGAAGAAGCTGTAGAACTATTGAAATCATCTACTATATTTGATCAATTTGTTACAGATGCGATGAATGATTTTGAACAGTTTTCTAAGCAAAAAGCTGAGACAGACGCAAAAAACTAACTGACTACCTTCGCAACTCACTTTTTGGCGGAGGTATGAATGCAGATCAGTACTTTGAGATGTGTGAGCAGATGGGTTGGGAACCTCGTGAAGAAGATATTCCAATAGACCCATCTACTTTGTCTTTAGAATCTCAACAAGCACTCGTAGTTTTAAACGCTTTACCTGATAAATGGGAAGGTATGAGCGGCACTTGGATGGGTAAAGATTATGCTGGTTTAGAGGCAATCTTTAACATTTACGAGATAGAAGACCGTCGAGCTGTATTTGAGTTATTACGTGCAGGTGAATCAGAAATGAGTAGTTACTATGCTCAAAAACGAAAAGAACAAGAATCACTTTCAAAAGCACAGAGAGGAAGATAAGTGGCTGGCAATAAAAGTACAATCGCTACTTTAAAAGGTAAAACTGAAGGTTTTGACAAGGTTCGTAAGGATCTTGATAATACTGGTAAAGCTACTCAACGCTTAAACCGTAATACTACTCGGTTAGGTCAATCTTCTGCATCATCAGGCCGTCAGTTTGCTGCGCAAGCTAATGGTTTAGGCGGTCTTGTTGGAGCATATGCTGGTGCTGCCGCTAATATTTTTGCTATTACTGCTGCATTTACTGCTCTATCTCGCGCTGCTCGTGCGGAACAAACATTACAAGGTATTAGAACATTAGCTGCAGGAATTGGAGAGAGTGGTGATGCCATTCTTGCTAATCTTAATAAGATTACAAAAGGACAGCTTACTTTTGTAGAGGCAGCTCAAAATGCTAACTTAGCTCTTTCTTCTGGATTTAGTGGCGATCAAATTAATCGTTTAACAGATGTTTCGTTGAGAGCTTCTCGTGCTTTAGGTCGAGACCTAAATGATGCATTTTCTCGTTTAGTTCGAGGTGCTGCTAAACTTGAACCAGAACTACTAGACGAACTTGGTATTTTTGCTAGGATCGAACCTGCTGCTCAAGCATATGCTATTGCGAACGGTAAGATTGCTTCTTCCCTATCACGTTTTGAAAAGCAACAAGCGTTTGTCAATGCTGTGATTACAGAAGGTGAGCGCAAGTTTAGAAATATTAATGTTACCATACCTACAGCAGCTGAACGAATTGAGCGTTTAGGTGCTACAATACAAAATCTCTTAGTAGATATTGGTGTATTTTTAGCACAATCTTTGGCTCCTCTTGCCGACTTTATTTCAAATAATATTGGTGCTGCGTTATCAACTTTAGGAGTGTTAGCTTCTACGGTAGCATCTCGTGGTATTGACGTATTAGCAGGTGCTCTGGGTAATGTGTCAGAAAAATTTGAAAACGCTGGTAAGCGCGTCGGAGCTTTTGTAACAAACTTAAGTGAGAATGCACGAGCTTCAAAAAGTTCTGCAACTGAAGCTTTAAAACTTATTAACGTTACTGGAACTGGTACCAGAGTTGAAAATGATAGATTATCAGCAAT